GCGGGCCTGCATAGCCGCCGCCCTCGCCGCCGCCCTCGCCGTCAGGTTTTTTGTAGATAGTCGCGTTTATGGGGATATTGAGCGCCGAGGTGATGGCCGAACCAGCTGCCCCGCCGAGGGTCTTGATATAGTTCGCGACAACACCTGCCGAACGTTGCGAAGCGCCTAGTAGGGCATCAAAGGCCTTCGCAACCTGACCAGTTAGCGTATTCGCATAGTCAAGCCACGCCTGCCGAGCCTCCTTGGCCTGGTTTGCCGCATCCTTCGCAGCCTGCTCGGCCTTCCGCTGGTTCTCCTCAGCCTTACGGGCCAGGTCGTCCTGAATACGAAGGACTTCGTTGACTGCCTCCGCATTCGATTTGCCCAGTTCGACAAGACGCTGTGCTGCCCCCGCAAGGTCGCCGCCTGCCACTGCGGCGATAATATCGGGCATCGCATCGCGAAGGGCGAGCATCTTTGCAAGAAGGATATCAATACCTTCCTCAGCGGCCTTCTTCGCAGCACCCCCTATTCCACCCAAGAGGTCAGGGACTTTTTTATCGTCCAGGCGCTTAGCAGCTTCGAGCATCTTGTCGAACCCATCGCGTACAGGCACAAATGATGACTCGGCCTCGGCATTCGCCTTAGCTATCTGCGCCATCTCATCTGCATATTCCTGCCCGCGTGCTCGCGTAACCGCTGCCGTGATATCCCCCTGGGTAGGGGCAGTAACGGGAGTTTTTCCTCGGTACTTTTCATACGGGTCTGGCCCTTGACCCGGAGGTGGGGGAAGCATTCCACGTTTCGAGAGTTCTTCAGTCCCGGCAACTGCAACACCAGCAATTGTCGCGGCTGCCCCGATAAACGCACCAGCGGAGCCTATGCGCCCCAAGAGGCTAACAATATTTGCTAGCCCTGAGATTGTGCTTTGAGCAGCTAGACCTGCTAAAGCTACTCCAAGTGCTGTGACAAGCGGCGCACTATTCGATGCCTCTGTACCAATTTCTTTTACTTTATCAATAATGCCTTGTATTTTTTCCGCTAGATTGTCGGCATTTTTCCTGATATCTGCATTGTTTAGGAAGTCTACGAACTTATTTGCTGCTTCAGAGAGCGCATCGAATAACGGTTTGAAAGCGCGAGCACCTAAACTGTTTAGGTTATCCTTGATATTAGAAACAGCACCCGCAAGCGTGTGCGATTGCTTTTCCATCAGGTTACCGAACTTAGTATTCCCTAGTTCGTCGAGCGCATATCGCAGCGACTGGAAACCTACCTTGCCCTCTTCGACCCACTTCTGCATCTGCGCTGTAGTGGTGCCATAGGCCTTCGCTAGCGTGTCTAGCACGGGGACGCCAGCTTCGGTAAACTGCCGTATCTCCTCGCCCATCAGGCGACCCTTAGCCTGCACCTGCCCAAATGCGAGGATAAGGTTAGGGAACTTTTCCATGCCGACACCGGCAGCGATATTCCCTAACGTCTGGAGTTCGGGAATAACATCTTTTATATCGCTCCCCATCGCTTGAAGCTTTTTCGATGCTTCAAGTACCTGCGGGAGTTCAAATGGGGTTGCCTGGGCGAAGTCTACAAGCGCTTGAATATGCTGCTGCGCTGTGATAGAACTCCCAGTCATGACCTCGAACGCGACCTGCGATTGCTGGAGCGTAGAGTTGAAGTCGATAGCCGAAGACTTGAACGATGCAACCCCAGCAGTTAGCGCGGCGAATTGGACTACTGCCGAAGTTATCGACGAGGTAAAGCTGTTTAGCTGCTCTTTTTGTGCGTCAATAGAACCGGTTGCTGACGTCGTTGCAGACGCGACCTCCCGCTGGCCGCTAGCAAGTTGCGCCGAGGCATTCTTCGTCGCACCCATATGGGCGTTGAGTTTATCAATGGCAGATGCCAGCTGGTTCAGCTGTTGCTGCGCCTGGCTGGCATCTGCCTTTACATCTAGTTGTGCAACGACCGTCTCGTCGGCCATCAGAACCCCCGCGCTCGGTTCCGCTCCGTAAACTCTGCTAACCTATCCTGCTCGGCCTTGTACTCGTCGCGTGCTCGCTTCTGTGCATCCGCTCGTGCCAGGAGCACCCGTATCGCCGCCCGCTGGAGGGCATGGTCAGCTAGTAATTCCCGCACGGTGAGCGCTCCCTGATATTCGAGGGCAATATACAGGGCAGTATCGGTTAGCTCATCAGTGCTGTGGTCTTCGTAAGCGGCCCGGAGAAAAAATTGAGCACCGCGAAGCAGGCATACATACCGAAGGTTTCCTCGGCATCCTGCGGAGTAATACCCACTACTACCTGCGAGGTTAGCTCCCAGAGGTCACTATCAAGCGTCGGGTAGTCGGCCTCGCTAGCGTAGGCATTCATCCAGCGCATAATCCGCTTAATAGTGCTGGGCGGCACCCGGAGGTTGACCTCATAGCGGGTGCCGTTTAGGTCAAACGGCTTTACCTGCGGTGCCAGTTCACTAAGGTCGAGCACCTTGTTGTCGTCAGTCATTGGCGGGTCTCTCCTCGTCCTATTTTTCGTACCTAGACGTAAGCTGCACTGTCGCCATTGAGGGCAACAATCGAGATGGGCATCGTCGAGGACACCCGCTTAGCGCGGAATGTCGCCGTCACGATAGCCTCGGAGGCATCGGCGTTGATACGGGGTGCACTCACCGACAGGAAGTCGATATTCGCCATCGTCACCGCCACCGAGCGGGTTGGAGATGCCCCCGTAGTTAGCGTGAAGACTAGCGAACCGCTGCCGACGGTTGCCGACGGGGCCGTCGCGGTGTTGGTGCCGTTGAATGCCAGTTCGTACAGGCTCGCACCCGTCCACACGAAGTCTACCGTGCCCTCAACGGTACGGGCCTGCTCCAGCACTGCCTGCGGCGTAATATAGCCCACGACGGGAATCTGGCGGGCATTCTGCGTTAGCTTGACCTGGCACTTGACCATCTGCGCCTGGAGGGTCGTGGCATCCGTCGGGCCGGTGAAGGTTACCGTCCCCTGGTTGAACATGAACGGGCCGTTAGCAGTGCTGTCCGTGAACGATACCGTAGCGGCTGGCTGGCTGTCATCCTCCGTCACGCCGAGGACAGTAGCCGTGAGGTAGCACGGTTCGTTGACGGCCACATCCATCGTGAGGTCGGCCATTTTGCAGCCAACACCACGGAGGACGGCGCTGTTCTCAGCGATGCCCTGCTCACAGGAAACGTAGGGGATATTGTCGGCAAGCGTAATGGTATGCGTGTAAGGGTCACTCGCGCCGCTAACCGAGTCGGCACCCAGCGAATAGGCTAGCAGGGCCGCGCCCTCCGACGCATACCAGAGGGTCTTGAAGTTCCCCGCCTCGTGGATTTCCGTCTTGACGTGGGCGCTCAGGTCACGGATATTGCCGTTCCTGATTTCCATCAAGGACTGCGACTGCTGAACGAGCACATCGCCCGAAGGCTTGTAGAAATACTGCGGCGCGACACCCGTACCAGGGGTGGTCTCTTTCTTCAGGCCGAGGTAACCCAGCCGCCGCTTCGTCGTTACGAGTGCCATCTATTCCTCCTGCACCTTCGAGGGATCGCTCATTTCCGGCATGACAATCTCGGCATCGTCACGCTGCTCGGCCTCCGCTCGCCGCATCGGGATGCACTCGCCAACACACCACGTCACCGTCTCCCCAGTATACAGGGTTGCGGTAACATCGCCGCTGAAACCCGGCCTGCGCCGCACCTGCACAATGTCATCGTTAGCTGTCAATGTCGTAGTCCTCCCAGACATCTACCCGAATATCTGCCTGATAGAGTAAGAACTGCTGGCGCTCCTCCGGGAAATACTTTGTTACCTGTATCCCGTTCAGGCCCTGCCAGAGCACCTTTGAGTACCCAGGGACATCAGCGGCCCCGCTTAGTGTAACATTCGCGGGCACCCGGAGGAGATGTAAGACCGCATCGACTAACGCATCGAATACTAGGCCCTGCGACTCAGCACCCCCCTGGCCTTGCCCACTGTAGCCTACGAGGCGGATAACAATTGGCACAATATTTCGGCGAACGCCAGCGTTGATAGTACCGCCAGCTAGAAGTTCCTCACGGGCGTTCTCATCCCAGACGATAGCCCGCGGCATCCTACTGCTCGCAGTATAACGTTCGTATTGGGTCGTCACGGTCTGGAGTGACGACCCCTGGTAGGTGTTGCCGTTCAGGAAGTTGACCCGAAGCAGCTGGGCGATAGCGACCTTGATGGTTGTCGCACTCATGTCAGTACCTGCGAGAGGAGACGGCGACCTGCCCGCTTGATTTCGCCTTCAATCTGGCCGTGCACCTTTGCCCAGGCTTTTTCAGCGAAGTGGTTTGCCTTAGTACCCGGATGGTTGACGGCATGTGCGAGGTACATCTGGCCGCCCTTGTACCACTTCAGCGGGTACGGTAGTGGTGAGCCGGGGATACGGTGCGGGCGGGTGTCATTGATGACGTATACCGCATACGGGACGGTGCGGAACTCGAACGAGACGTATCCAGAGGCCGAGGTCTTCTGCACCTTCCGGAGGCGGTCACGCAGTGTTCCGTGGGGGTACTTTCGGGGCCGTGGGTCGCCTTCGTCCTTCGATACCGGGGCCTCGACCTTAAGCGCCTGGAGGTAAATATCGGCACACCGCTGGCCGATGCGGGCTGTGCTCTCGTAGATACCGCCCTCCTGCAACCGACGCATCTTCTGCGCCTTGGTCGCCAGGTCGGGGGTGATGGTCATCGAGAAGGTGAACATCAGAGCGTATAGACCTGCAACGAAATATCGGCAGGGGCCGC